TGTGCGTTCTTTCCAAAGAGCTTCAGCGGCTTTTTTCGCTTCATACTCATCCATTTTACGCGGTGGCATTGGACGGCCATTCTTCATAGCCTCAAAAACTCGTTCAGTGCCTGCGTCTGAGCCTTTTGGAATAGGCTTGCTTGTGTAGATCGGCTTGCCTGTTTTCTGGTCAATCTTACCAGTATTCTCAGCACGCGCATATTTGTTGTCCACCCCTTGGCGAGCAGCAGCTTGACCGAAGAATTGAGCTTTGGTTTTACCGTCGAAGGTTGCTGGTTTGCCAGTGCTGGCAGTTGCTGTTCCGGTTCCATATCGACTGGTAACAACGCGCTCTTGCGGGCCATAGGAGGCAATGACTCCGCCTGTTGGACGCTGTTGAAGCTGCGTTGGCATTGGTGTGGCTAATGGCATTGGAAGATTTCCAGCTACTAGCATACGCTTTGTGAGTTCCAAATCTGCCGCTTCTGGATTTGCAGGCACATACGAACGAACACCCTGCTCCTCCTGCTCACGCATCTTCATTCGAGCAGCGCCACCAGCATTCTTCAACTTTTCACGAGCGGCTTGTAGAAGCTGATCGGCGGTTGAGATTTGTGGCCTTGTATTGACAAAAATGGACTGGAAATTAGGCGTGAGTCTGGATGCTCCACCCAAAGATTCATAACTGTTTCCAGTGTATGGATTGCTCGTTGCATTGAATGTCGGTGATTCTGTGTCACCAGTGATTGTGGTAGCCATGTTTTTTAGCGGTAAATGGTAATTAATCCTGGATTCATCGCTCCAAAAACTGAATTGCGAGACATCTGTTGAGGCTGAGAGAATCCTTCAGACCGCATATTAGATTGGGCAAATGGAGAAAGAGCTTGGTCAATTAAGCGCGACTTTGCACGCAGTTCTCGCTCAGCGATGCGGTCAGGAGAGTTGCGAGAGCGTCCAACTGGCGTTGAGCGTTGCAGCGATGGTGGCAGCTGCTCATTGTAATTTTGCGGAATTTTTGCAAACTCACCCGTACTTGCTTGCCCGGTATTGAGAC